CTACCCTCTGTTTCTCTTAATGTAATATCTGCCATTATTCGTCTCTCGCATATCCTGTAACTACATAGTAATTCTGAAAATAAGGCATATCCCCATAAGGGAAAGTCCTCGGGCTTTTTTCATAGAACTTCCTTCCATTGGTCATTCGATAAGCCACACGCCTTGGTGGACCTACTCGTCTTCCCCCAATTCTAAATCTCCTCATTAGAACCTAGCCTCCGCGTCAGGCTCCAATGAACGTCTATTTCTAGAAATAGGTGGCATTGGCTCCATATCATATATCCTTGAAAGCGCATCTAAAAAATCCGGATGAATCGTGGGAAATAACATGTACTCATTCCTTCTGACCCAATCTACCAAATCGTACACCTTCCCCTCTTCATCCCGTCTCAGTATCTTTTTTGAAATAAGATATTCTTGTTTTTTAATTTTATATTCTTTTTGATGAGATGTTAATCTTTTCTCATCCGTTGGATAAGGAAAGAAAAATGAACCATCCTTAAGATCGGGCTCAAGTCTTTGTATACGGTCTCTCTTTGACTGAGGACCCCCACCACCAGTCCAATTTAATTCATACACCGGAAATGAACTCCCATCAATCCTCATCATTTCTTTGAAATGCTCTATATCCGACTGAGCCCCATATCTTTCATAGCCGACCTTAACTTCTCTAATTCCGGGAGCCCTTTTCCACTTCGATCTAAAAGTCTTCAAAGCGTCCCATCTTTCAGACAAAGAAAGTCTATGGCAAATCCCATCAAGAAGAAACTTATTGTAATTCCCGTCAACCCCAACAACAGCAATTGCCGTCCTATTTGATTCCCTTTTTCTAGAATGCGCGGGATCACACATGATATAAGCATTCATCGTATAAGGACGAATTTCCCATTCATTCCACCACTCTTCCTTAAACGCAACATCGGAACCCGCTATGGGATTCAACAACTGTTGGCAAGCTACCGTATAAGTGGAGGTAGTTTTCTTTATCTCCTCCCACCTTTCTGGCTGAAGAAACACAGGCTCACCATCCATTTTACCATTTATTGTAGCCGGATGAATTCTGGGCTTTACCGCTGCCCTCTGAAGAATAGTCCCGTAAGTATCCCCATACGAGTATCGCGTACCCGCGTATTGATATCTGGGATTATGAGTAGAACCCAAGTTTAGAGAAAGCTCCCACTGAGTCGTGGTCTTCTTAATCTGTTCTGGTGTTGTAACTGAATCCTGAACCACTACGTCGTCATAAATAATAAGATCAAAATGTCGTCCAGTAGGCTGACCATCCACAAGTCCGTGGGCCTCAATAGTTTGTTCCTTCGGGTTAGCAAATCGCCTAACACATATCCCTTCATTCTCAGCCCATTTGGGAGCCTGTAGTCTGGGTTTCTCCCATAGGATATCAGGATAAAGTTGTTTAAGTTTTTCATTTGAGTCAAATTCCTGCATAATCTGGCGAAGGAATGGCTTCGCTTGTCTAGCAGAAAATGACAACAACCCTATAGTAATATCAGGATTTAATAAAACTTCTTGTATCGTCCCCAAAAAGGTAATGATTGAACTCTTATAATGAAACCGGGCCCATAAGTCTAAGTGACTATCCGGGGCTGATTCTACTTCTCTGCATCTTTCATATATCCACGGGTGAACCATATCATGACGGTTACACAAAAAGACCCCAAGATAATAACGATCCAGCTGGCCCAGAGTCCTAATAAAAGAATCATCAATATTAGGATCGCTGTGACAATCGGCATAAGCTTCAATAGCTCGATTAAACGGGGCAGTGTGAGCCCATTCGGCAAACTTTTTTGCAGCGTCAGCATTATTGTTTTTATATTCAACGCTCTTTGCTATCTTGGGCAGCACACCAGCCCCCTAACCTTTATAACCAGCAGCGTAAGCAGCACGAGCTTGTTTCTCCGCTTGTTTTCTAGTTGGATAACATTTCCCCTTATTACCCCATTTCCACCCTTTCTTCCCTTTAGGAAGAGTACATCTCTTAATCGGCATCTCTAACCATATATCCATGCATCCGATATATCATTTTTCCAATTAGAAGAATAGGATGTCGGGATAGGTTGTTTATTGACATTCAGGTTAATAAGATATCTTAAGTAAGCTGGCTCTTTTGCTGCAGCTGCAGCCACATCCATGGGAGCTTTTCTAAGGAAAGAATACATATTTCTAACGAGTTGAGCTGCGCTAATTTCCGCGCCCACTCTCTCATATTTCTCAGGATTATCTTTCATATCCTGTAAAACATCTTTAGGAGAGCGCCTTTCAGTTTTACCCAAAGAGTGGAAATAATCTTCAATGCTATTCAACCCCTTTAACGCCGTTCCAACAAAAGGTAGATTCTGTCCCGCTCCACCGTAATTGACCTTTCCATAAGATTTTATATAAATATCAGACCTTTCCCACATTCTTAAATCATCTTCTTTATTTCTTACATCTCTTTTAACTTTCTTCGCTTCCTTAGAATCTTTACCATGAGTATTTATGGCTGTGGCTAATCTTGATCGCAGCATCTCTACTTGGAAATTCAAGGTGTCTCTATAGGCGACATAACTCTCTTCAGCCTTTCTCCTTGCAGCTACATTAGCTTTCTTCTCTTCCTTCGTGAGTCTTTTACTCTGCTCCAAAGCTTTATCAGTTAGAAGCTCTTCAAGTTTAGGTTCACTTGTTGCCTTTTCCAAATCTGCTTTCGTTACGGAACCTTGAAGTATCCCTTCACCCTCGGCTACTATGCCTGCAGCTGTTCTCTCCACCTCAAGAGTATCCGGGCCTCCCCATTCTTCTGGTTGATAATCATCAAAAGTCTGACCTGCAGTAAGAGCGCCCTCTGGGGAGAACGGGGAAGAAAATGCTGGAGCCATTGGAGTGCCCATATAATCATCTTGGGCAATATCCCGCATAACTCGTTGCTGTTGTCTGCTCGGCATTTCGTATTCGTTGAGAGATTGGGAAGCATCATATGGACTTATGGGTCCAGAAATAGCACCCTCTGGGGATAGTGGGGAAGTGAATGGAGAAGTCGGTCCAATCTGATCAGCCGTTAATGCCCCTTCAGGAGAAAGGGGGGATGAAAATGCTGGCCTTCCGGGCCCACCTAATGCCCCTTCTGGGGATAGGGGGGATGAATAATCTGGTATTCCCTGAGGATTCATTCCCTGAGTTACATTCTCCCAGTCTGAGGGATAATTATCTAAATTAGGATTAAACCCTCCAGCCCAATTAGTCGTTGGATCAGGCCCAGCGAGAGCCCGACTTATAGCAGTTTGGTTTACATTACTTGTTCCCGCCTGTCCCCAATCATCATAATTCTGGCTTACATAGGGATTATCCCAAGTATTAGGAACAGTTTCACCGAGCTGATTTACATAAGAAGTTCCAAAAGGGGCGGGAAGGTGAGGAGAAATATTCTCAGCCACCTTTTGAATTCCACCAAAATAACCCTCCAAAGGAGCAGCCAAAGGATTCATAACTGTGGTCTGAGGAACTCCCCAACCTCCAGTATTTGCAAATGTTGGGTCCATGCCCATATCATACAACTGAGAGCCACCAGTAAAACCACCAGCTCCTGTTGCAGTCGAGAATCCTGTATTTGCTTGAGAAGCAGCAACTTGTTGAGCAATAGCCTGTCGTACAGCTTCAGCCTGTAATGCTCCTTCTGGGCCTGTAGGAGATGAAAATGATGGTCGATGTCCAATTGCTTCTCCCTCCCCCTGCCAACTGCGTGAAACCCCTGCGTCAGCACCAGCTTCCAATTCAGCAGCTATTGCAGCAACAACATCTGCATCTATTTCTTCCATTCCAATGCCGGGATGTCCTCCACCACCGGGACCGGGGGCTCTTCCCCCACCCATTCCAAAATCTCTATCTATTTCGTCGCCCCATGCCATAACTAAATCCTCTGGTGGAGGTGGCGGGAATCGGACCCGCTTCCAGAAAGGGAATTAACTCTTCTTCCTGTCGAAACCATTGCACCCCCTAATGAATACTCTTTTTAACTTCTTCCGCGCTTTGAGCAAAAGCTTTCTCAAGAACGCCCTGAACATCAACTGCCTTCTTAACTTCAACAGCTCCTTTATATTCGATCTCTTTCTTTTCTTCTTTCTTATTGGAGTTCCAGCTAAACCTGTTAACCATATTCAGAGCCCAAAGACTATTATTGAAACTTCTGTTGTCTATATTCTCTCTACCCTGCTGGAGCCACCAAGCTTCAGAAGCTTCCTTTCCAAGACTTACAATCTCCCTGAAAGGCTTCTTTAGTACATCAGTACCAGTTATCCAAGCATGGAAAGTGCTCCGGCTAATACCCATCATCCTACTAACCTCAGCAATTGAACCGCCAGCATCAAATAAATTTGACACTCTTCGACTCATGGCCTCTGTCCATACAGATTCATATTTACTTTTTTTTGCCACTTTTCTTCCTCGGTCTTCCCGGACTCACGCTCCGGTTAGTTTTCTTACTCGCCATCTTTAAATTACTTAATGAATTATTTCTGGGATTGCCGTCCTTGTGATGGACATCCATTCCTTTCTTATGTCGCCCGGCCTTTTTCATATCTCGCGCAGCCTGAACTCTAGCACCCCTTCTCTTTCGCTGTGCTGGCTTCTTATGATAATTATCATATTCCTTACGATAATCTCTCGCCATTATTTTTTACCCTTTTTACCCTTAAACTGAATAGGTCCCGGCATTAACCAAGAGAAGACCATCGGAACTATTACTATGAGAATAAGAGCCCAACCCCCCATTTCAATTAACTGGCCCAATAAGGTCCAGAAATTCGCAGGAGCTTCTTGAACAACTGTATCAGCAGTCACGTTAATTGGTTCTCCTTTAGTCCGGGGTCCCGCAGTTATCGCAGAGACAGTCGCAGCCGTCACTCCCCCTAGAACCGCTGGAGCAACAATCGCAGCCGGAAC